CACCTCGTTTCGGGAGGTCGAGTATCCGTTCTATCTGTTTTTCTGAAGAGACAGTAGATACAGCAGAACCATTCGGAAGATACTTCTTCACACGATTCTGATCACCATAATCTGAATCAGTCTCAAGGGAGATTGATGCAGTCAATGGTTTGTAATGGAGTTCTTCTGAGGTGGAAGGTTTAAGCACTCCAGTTGCACAACATATACTTGCCATAGTCTGACTAGCAATATCTCTAACATTATCCTTTGGATGCCAGAGGTTCACAATGTCCCATAAGTAACGATTCTTATACTCTCCATCTAAGACCTGAAGTTTCAGATTGAGGTACTTGTTTCCAGCATTGGAAATTTTCTCTTCAGTCTCAGCAATATGCACCAGATACTTACCTTCTGGAATTGCACCAAAATCGGATGGCATTTCGTTACTGGCTATTTGTGTACTATCAAAATTCAAATTCATACTGATCCTTTCCTCGCTTTTGCGATTTCTGATTTAAAAGTTTTCCAATCCAAAGGAATTGGACTTGGAATTGACACTCGACTCTTTGCTTCAAATGCAGGTTGCTGGACAGTGTGCATTATCCTGTTTCCAGTAGATGACGCTTTATAAACAGACTGACCAAACTTCTCTCCTGCTTTAAACGAGTGAGTTTCAAACTGAGCATAACTCACAAAATCAGCCCATTCTCTGACCATACCCCTGACTCTCTTATCAAGTTTAATATCATGTCTGTCGTAGGCTTCAGTTGTTGGATCGTCAATCTTAACGATCTGTGAGTGTCCTATTAACACAATGTCCAGACCCAATGCTCTGAGGGAATCCAGACCAGACAGGAAGGTTTGCCAATGATGGAGTGCCATGACGTATCCTTTCCCGAATCCAATCTGTTCAATTGAATCCACCTTGTTAGTTTTACAAACGTGTGCAAATATCTTTTCCTCCAGCCGATCCAGAGAATCGATACCAACAGTTTTGATACCTAACTTTTTATGATTGGCATAGATCAATCTCTCTGCATCTATACCATCTAGGAATCCACGATCTTTCCCAAACAGAGGGATTTTCTGACCATCAAATTCACTTTGTCCATCCTCAAATGCAAGGACAATAATACCATCTGCTCCATACACATAATGTGTCTTACCAACTCCATCTAGTCCATACACTATCTGACGTAATGGCTTTTCTTCTTTACCCTTAATTATTGAATCAAGGGTTATTTTACTTTCACTCATTCCTCTCCTTTTTTGCTGTTACTGAAAATCGTCTAAAACTAGACTCCCTTAAATACTTGGCACACAAGTCAGGCTCATCGATTTTCATTTGTTTCTGGTCTAAACTAGACCTTGTTTGAGTTGCCCAAGTAGCCACTCTTTCTCCCTCAGAATTTTCACAAACAGACGCTTCTTTCATGTTGTTCTGAAATGAAGTCTTTATAGCATCGTTCCTTTTCTCGGTACGCTTTATAAGTTCGACATTCTCATGGTATTCTTCAATGAGATAATCATCTCCCACTGGAAGGTATGCAACTTTATCCACCTCACCAATCGGAAACAGAGATGCAGACTCACTTGGAGTTTCGGGCATTGGAGGAACCTTCTTGAGAACGTATTCATTCCAGAACTCGACTTCCTTCTGTACGAGTTCTTCGATCCTTTCATCTCTGCGAATTGTGTGAATCATTAATTCTTGTCCACCAACCAGAGCAACCACATCGAAGTAGTCGAATCCAGTAATTGCTAAGTAATGGAGGACTTGGTACTCATAATATATCGGAGGTTGTTTCATCCAATACTTTGCTTGTCGCAGACCTACGTTCTTGATTTCAACTCCAGCATTTTCACCTTCTATTTTCTTATCAATGTGACCTTGCAGAAATGGGAAGTCTTTATGTCTGTATGTACGATTAACATTACGGACTCTCTTTCCAGTTCGATCCGCATATTCTTTTGCAATGATGTCTTCCAAAAGAACACCCCACTTAATCTTTTCAATGTCACTCAAATCAGCAGGGACTTTTGCACCAGTTTTCTCTTCCCAGAGTTCGACTCTATTCTTAAATGGATTCAGTCCTAAAATTATAGAAGCATCCGATCCACCAAGTCCTTGACTCCTGACTAATTGATCCGCTTCTGGTTTGTAATTCTCCTTAACTACCCTTTTTATATTTGCTTGGTCATCTAGCATTCCTCCTCCCAAAGTTAAATTTCACAAAACGGAAGAAAGTCTTCCTTGCTTCTTTATTCCTTTTCTCTTGTGACTTCCGAATTGCTTGTAACACTTTAAAGTTCCCGAACTCCATTTCTAACTGATCCATCCGTTTTCTCCAGTTACCTTGTTTATAAAATCATCATTACCGATCAAGTTCTTGATTTCGATACTGACACAATCGAGTCTGATACGTTTACCATTCCTAGCGTCTATCTCTCCTGCTTTCCATTTCTCTCCTCTTATTAATAAACTTGGAGTATCAATCGCACCTAATAAATATCCATCAGTAAAAACTCCTCCTTTCTTTAATAGTGATATGAAATAAAAGAAATCTGGTTCTTGGTGATCCAGAGTTTTCTGAGCAACAGTGCAGTCATAATTACTTTTCGGAACTACAGACCGATCTTTCGTTTTAACATCGACTGTGAACTCTTCTTCAATTACAAAATCGTGATTGTACTTTTCCTTCTCTCTCGTTTCTTTTTCCAGAGTGAGTCCTTCATCTTGGATAAACCTTTCGAACAGGACTTCTCCGATTGATCCAACAAGGTTCGCTTCTTTTCCTCGTATTGAATTTTTAAGGATAGGAATATCTTCAATTCTTTTCTCTGCTAACCAGAGGATTTCTTTATTAATTCTCATTTATCAATTTAGGATATGTGACAACTCTAAGATGCAACTACTTTTGGTTCAGGTTAAACCAGTTTCTGTTGAATGATCTTGAGTTGTCACGTTAGTATTCAGCATTCCATTCGTACCAGATTGAGGTACGATAGACTTTGCCATATAGATTTTCTGGATCAATTTCTGGTGCTTTATGGTAGTAAGTATCAATACGAATCTTATCTTCTTCTGTTAAATCCCCAGAATAGTCACATCCCCATTCCTCTAACATTTCAACTGTACTTTTATTCTCAAACCCAATCGAAATGGCTTCCACCAGACTCATGTGATCGTGCTGTTGTCTGCACATTTTGGTGTTAATCTTTTCCATATCTATTCTTTAATACAATCCGACCCTCTACAGACCAGAACTTCTTTGCTTCAAGATGCCAAACCTTACAGTCTTCTGCGAGTAGCGAATCCATCACTCCTTTTGCGAGATTGTCACTGTCTGGGCGGCTCCGGTGCGGAGTGTCAACCATCCTCGCTTTCTTTTTTTTGCTCCAAGATTTTGGCATTGGAATATGGAACTCAATATATATTGCTTCTCCCAATAAGAAGTCTGCTTTCAGACAGGCTTGTCGTAGTGCATCTGAATATGCTCTGTACCGCAAGACTACAGGACGTTTCCTCCAACGATCACTCCTATTCTGTCTTGGTGCTGAAACTGGATTAATGTTGATTTCCATATACCTGCTCAAGTGCTGGTTGTTCTGAATCCTCTGAAATCCCATATAACTCCTCATCTGTATATTCAAATGGAATATTTACATCCGAAGTTTTCTTTACGACTTCATCTGGGAACTGTTGAATCTTCCCCCCAGATTTTAGATAAGCTAGAACCTCATCTTTAGTGGTAGAAGAAGAATTAAACTCAGCAGTTGTTTTTAAAATTATCTTTGGGACATATTTGCTATCGAGGAAAGGCATTGTTTTGGCAAATTCCATTGGCCTAACCTTTTTAAATTTACGATTATTTACTCTCCGTTCTTCCTGCTTTTGTTTCGACCTTATAGATGAGCAGGGTTTTGAACAGGTTTGGTGATCATCACGAATTGGATAGAATTCTGTTTTGCAAATTGAGCATTCTCTTGGGGGGCTATCTCGCTGACTAAGGGCAACCAACCTTTTGGCAGAATCAGATTTATGGTTCAGGTAGCAAGTGTCTCCACAGAATTTAGTTTTGAATCCAGTTAATTCTTTTTTGCAAATTTTACATTTTTTCATTTAACAATCTCCATATTCTCTACGTTT